TTACTGCCCCCCAACGACCGGAACAACAGATATTTTGCGGTTATATCTTGCGGTCTGCGAAGCATTTTTGTGGCCTGATATTTCTTGTTTCTCATGCAACGTTCCTTCCAGATCAGATATCCCCTTAGCTTTCAGATCATGGAACGTGAAGTTAAATTCGAGCTCAGGAAATTTTTCAGCGGCTAACTTTTTCGCTTTCATCCACTGAGCATTAAATGCATCTCGGGTGTAACGAGAACCTGACTGCTGGTGGAGCACGTACAGGCTCACCATGCCGCTGTTTAACGGAAGGGAATCTGCCTGGGTGATCGCATTCGATAGGCGCACAGTCCAAGCCTTAATCTGGCTCACGGCCGTCTTGCTTTGCTGAATTAGAATACCTTCATCAAGTATCTGACTCTTTTTTAGATCAAGAATGTCACCCTGACGTGCGCAACATAAATAGGCTAACTCCATGGCAATCTTCACCGGTACTGACGAAACGCTAAATAGTGCTTCATATTCTTTGTTCGTGACGTAACGGGTGCGCGCCTGTTCCTTAAATTGCTTCACACCCTGGCATGGATTCATCTTCACTTTGCCACGCTCATATGCCCACCTAAACACCCTCGACATAAACGCTTTCTCTCGGTTTGCCTGAACTCTGCTCTTAACACCTCGCTTATCCATATATTTTCTGATGTGCTCTGGCTTGATGTTATCCGGCTTCATTTTCCCGAAGACAACATTTACCTTTGAACCGTATTTTCTGTAGTCTTTACGTGTTTCAGTTGCTAACTCGTGGAAATCAACGGAATTAAAGAACTCTTCACAAAGTGCGTTGAAGTTCGTACCAACCTTTAAATCGTTTATGAAGTTTTCGTAAGCTGCCCACACCTGCGATTTTGTTAGGTCAGGATTGCACAACCTGACAGTACGACCATCTGTTGTACGAAATTCATAAGCAGATTTTCCCCGACGAACGCGGGGAGGCATCCAGTTATCATCGGGGTTTTTGCGAGCTCTAGACATTACATATCCTTAAAGTTTGGTTCTTCTTCCTCTGGATTACTCACTATCAACTTAAGGCCAACCGGGTTTGATACATGATCCCATGTTGTTCCTGGTCTGCCGTCCTTACGTGGGATATAAAATACTCCACTCTCCCTGAGAGCTTTGCACTGTAGGGAAGGGCGACGATAACCAGTTAATTGATAGAGGTCATCTGGAGTAAGAAAACGTTGGATTTGTCCGCTCATAGATAGTTCTCCACTTAAACCGGCTGCACCCGGTTACTTCATTCTGTAGTTACTGAAGAGTTGCCAGCCTTGCAACGATCCATCAGCGATTGAGCCGTTACCGTTAGTAGGTTTAAATCTGTTTCAGAGCCGTGCATTATCACTGCCAGGCGCGATAGCATAGCCCTTTCGCTAGTGCTTTTTCTTATTTCTCTATCAAGGTCAGCTTGGAGTTGAATAACCCACCGGGCAAGCTCTCCTTTTTCACCACTTTCGCGCCGCATATCCTCCAAACGGTATTTATCAATCATTACTGTTATCCTCGCAACAGTAGTGCCGTCCCTCTGGGTCAGTAGATACATGTCCACAGATATCGCATTCAATTCCCGGAAGCACCGATTCTGACTGCTCTTTGATATGCAGTCGCGGTTCACCATCTTTCGGCTCAGGCCATTCGCGCTGCTTGTTCACTGCCAGCTTTTCTACCATCGCCTGGTTAATTTGCTCGTCACTGATACCGGCACGACGTTGCGCATCCCATAACAGGAATTGCATGTCAGCCCATTCGCTAAGGTCGCCGGGTTCAGCAGCAGCCTCGAGCGCTTCTTTGGAAAGGTGCTTCAGCGGACCAACTGGACCGACATCGCCGAAAGTAGCCTGTGACCATGCTGCATGCTCGCGGCGTACCTGGTCACGTTCAGACACGAGCTGCGGGGCGGTGTAAAGCTTATTGATGCCGTCAGGCAGGTTATTAAAGTCAAATGTGCTACCTAGAATTCTGCCAGCCTGAATCCAGTCGTCCCCCTCAACCTCAATGAAAAATACCGGTTCCGTATTTCTACCTGCCAGCACTCCATCAATCACCTTCACAGCATCAGCCATTGCGTAGCCGAGATTGCTGCCGTCGCTTTGTGCTGCTGCTTTGCTGAGTATTTCGCTTATCTGGTGCAGGCGATCGAGTGATACAGGACCGTGCGCCGGGTGGTTGTTAGTTTTCATGCTGCATGCTCCTGTTTGCGCTGCGCTACCGGGTTAATCCAGAGGCATTCGGTGCGTACTTTCGTACCTCGCCCTGCGCTGATTCGTGATGTTTTTTCTGTCTTACTCCAGCCAGTTAGCATGTCGTTATAAACCTCAGTGTCATACCCACTTATCATCACCATGCCTGTCATCGTTCTGGCCACAGCGAGCAATTGTTCATGGCCTTCAACGGTCATTTCGTGGTTGTAATAGCGATTACCCTGTACTCGCGTTTCCGGCACATATGGCGGGTCGATATAATGGAGCGTTGTCTCTGCGTCATGGGCTCGCATCACCGTCAGTGCGTCTTTATTCTCGATAATGACACCCTGCAGGCGCTGACATATCGCAGCCAAATTTGCCGGATAACGTTCCCACAGGTGCGAGGCAGTAGCGTATTTGCGCTTGCTGTCACTACGGAATCCTGACTGACCTCCGATACCAGCAGCAGAACCAAAACCCATACAAGCACGCACAACCATTCGGCGGGCACGTTCTACCGGATCGGATGTTGCCTCTCTCGCAGCGCAAAATTCATCGCGGGAATATGGCGTCAATACGCAGGTATCCTGCAGGTGTTGGTTCAGTTCCGGGTCACGCAGGACGCGGAACAGGTTTACCACCTCACCATCAAGATCGTTATAAACCTCTGCATAGCTGCGTGGCTTTTGCAGTAGCACTCCTGCTGCGCCGCCGAATGGCTCTACATAGCAAACATGCTCTGGCATCTGATCGATAATCCATGGTGCCAGGCGGAACTTACCACCGTGATAACGAATTGCGGGATGTTTGATCGGCGCCTGTTTGTTGAATGCTGTCATTGGGCTGCCTCCTCGAATAAAACCTCACCCTCAATGCCACCAATCTGATAAACGATCGAACCGTCTTCCCGATATTCCATCGGGGCTGCACTCCAGCCTTCGCCGTTAGGTGCATCATAATCGCCGACCAGAACGAACCCGCCACTAACAACACTGGCAGGATACATTTCACCCTCAGTCCAGTAGCCCTCGGTATCTTTGAGGCATTTGATAAAAAGCTGATTGCTCATAGCGCGGCTCCTTTGCGAAGTTGGTCGGCGGTCTTATCGGCGCGTCGTGCGATTGCTTTCATCAGTCCGTTTCCTTGTTCAGCACCCTCCGCATTCTTGGCAAACATCTCCACACCCTGCGCCCGCACTTCAGCCAGGAAAGCGTCGGTAGCCCCTTCATTCATCACAACATTAGTTACCGGAGTTAACTCACGCAGTTCGCGCTGAGCCTCCAGAAGGTGCATGTTGCTGCGTGTTTTAGTGTGTCTTTCAACGATGCGATCGCATTCTTTTGCCCAGCAGATAACGTCATCGCGTAATACGGTGTTCTCGACGGCCAGTGCTTTACGCTGTTCCATTGACTCGCACAGCGCAACGCTGACGATATCAAGGCGGTTAGCCAGTTCTGTCATGATCCCGCGGTAAGCAACCGGAAGGAGAGGGGCGGCTTTACGGGCTGCATCGATCAACTGCTCTCTTGTCATGCGTGGTTGTAACTCAGTGACGTTCTGCGTGGTCGTCATGGTTAGTTTCTCCGTGTTATATGCGCCCTGCACGGCGCTGAATTTTGGTTGCACGAATCCCTCGCCAAAAGGCGAATAAAAGTTTGGGTTTCGTTTCAGTAAATGCCCCATCAAACGGTGCTTAGCGCAACGGGTTGCTCCATCGTTATTATGCTGTCGTGTTAAATAGCTACCAAGATAGGTAGTGAGTAGCTATTTAACTACAGCAATGATTAGAGTAATCTGGTTATCCTAATGCATTTATTTTTAAGGTTTTTTTGTGGCTGGTGAAAAAAAATTAATAATCCCATTCGATACCAATAAAAACTATTACAGTGGAATTCGTGGCATTTTGAGCGGTATTGTTTGCTCTATGATCGGTGTTTATATTACTGGGCTATTTAGTGGAGCTATTAGCGTTGAACAGATTTTTAAAATGCCAATAGGTATCATCAGTGCTTGGGTCGCTTTGTGTGCTTCTTTGTGGGCGCTATCATATAGATTTGAAGATAGGGTTATATTCACATCTGGCCGTAATTGGGATTGTCCTAGAACAGCGAACTTTTTTTTATTTTTGCTTTACATAATGATAGGTGTCTTTTGTTCACTCATATTCGAGGCCTTTCTGAAGGGGAGTGCATCCCGCTCCCTATATGTTTCAATGGCGGGTTTTTTAGTTTTCTTACGACTTTTTTGTTTCTTCAGCATTAAGAATTATGCTCAAATACAAAGCAAATCTGTTGATGAAACTAACCATAAAAAATAACCTGTATTAATAGGATATCCAGATTGTTAAAGAGCGAAGCGTCCAGTAGGGCGCTTTTTTGTTACCTGCGAATCATCCGGTTATTCATATGCCACCGGCGGCTACTTCGTGGGCGTCCTGCCTGTTCGCTGTTGATGATTAAAATCTAACTTAACTTAGCTTTTAGATCAAGAAAAAACACCAAACTATTCTTAGCTTGATGTTTAAAGGAAGATTAGGAGTGGGTTAAAGCTCGTACTGAACGCCTTTGACAACACCGATGATCAGGCAATTCCCATTGATTGGAATGTTCGGATAACGTGGATTTAAGGGAACTAAGAACTTTTGAGGCCCATCAATGACAAGTTTTTTCACAGTAGCTTCATTTGTCCCATCAAGCCTAGCCACTACTATCTTTCCATGAACTGGCTCTGCATCAGGATCTACGATTACTGTCGCACCTTCAGGAATTGTTGGTAACCCATTGGGATTTGTCATTGAATCTCCTTTTACCTCTAAAGCAAAGGAGCTGTCCCCTATCCTGAGTGATGTTTCTACCCACTTATCTACTTCACTGAACAGTTCTGCTGCTTTACATTCTGTAAACTGTCCTGCTTGAACCCATGATATTACCGGGATTCTGCGCATTTTTGTTATCAGGGTACCCTCAAACTCAGTACCGTAAAGTATGTAATCTATTGATGTATTGAAAAATTTAGCAAGTTTCGATAGTGATTCACCACTTGGCACATTGACGTCTTTTTCCCAATATCCAACCGCTACATCACTGACACCACAGAACTTACCTAATTCCTTCTGCGAAGTTTTGGTTATTCGTCTGAGTGATTTGATGCGCTGACCGACAGTTTCCATTTGAACACCATCAAAAAAATTAAAAGACTAAGTAATCTTAGTTTTTATTGACCAAAGTTAGATTGGTTATTAATATCTAATTAAACTTAGCTAAGGAGGCATTATGACAACCGATGACATTGAGAACTACTTCGGCAGCACTGAGAAGGTTGCCGAATTTTTTGGAATCACAAGTGAGGCTGTTTACCAATGGCGTAATAGATCTGGTCGCCTTATCCCGAAAGGACGTGCAGCTGAAGCAGCCTATCGAACGGGAGGGAAATTGGTTTTCTATCCCGACCTTTATGAAAAGCGTAGTGAAGCTCCAGAAAAACTAAAACCACAGGTCGAAGGAGCAAGCCGTGGGTAACGAACCTATTTGGAAAGTCGAACGTCAGCCAGCCTGGCTGGTGGCTGCGATAAAAAAGACGATCACCGATCTACCTGGTGGTTATGCCGAAGCTGCGGAATGGCTGGGGGTAACAGAGAACGCGCTTTTTAACCGCCTCCGTGTGGATGGGGATCAAATCTTCCCTATGGGGTGGGCGATGGTGCTACAGAAAGCTGCTGGTGTTAGCTACATAGCTGATGCGTTTTCTCGTCAAACCGATAACGGCATTCATATCCCTGGCGTGGCACCAGAAACAGAGAACGAGGAGATTGGATTAAAGCTGGCTGAGCTGGTGGGCAGGCTCGGCGATTTAGTCAACGCATACCGTCGATATATCGATGATGGCGTGGTTGATAAAGGGGAATGGGACAGCCTGAACGAAATAGCCTACCAGTTCCGGGTAACCCTTATGACGTTCCTGAACCTGATTTCACGTGTTTATTGCCTTCCAGAAAAGAATGAAGCCCGCGAGTGTGCAGCTCCGGGCTCCGTGGCGTGTCGTATCAGTGGAGAAACTAACGCATGAACAGTTTAACGGCAAATAACCGTCTTCCGCAACTCCGTGGAATTCCAGTGCATGGAACCTCGTTGTTTCGGTATGAGCGCATGGTATCAGGTCGGTGGATTCCTTGTAACCACAGTAGAGCTATCGCAATTGTGGGTGTGTTCCAGCGGAGGGCGAAACGCATATGCGAGCACTCAACAGACGGTTTAAAGACAGCTACGGAATCCCTGTTAGGGTTATCCGGTGGGAACCAGAAACTCAACGGGTTATATACCTGCGCGACGGATATGAGCATGAGTGCTTCAGTCCTCTCGAACAGTTTCAGCGTAAATTCAGGGAAATAGAGGGTCCGAATGAGCCTGTTAATGACATCCCGACCAATAGTGATAAATCCTGACCTTGCGTACAGCATTGGCCTGAATGAGGCGATTGCATTGCAGCAGATTAACTACTGGCTGAAAGAAACAACGTCTGGCATGGAGCGTGACGGTGTTCGCTGGATTTACAACACGACTGAACAGTGGCTGGAGCAGTTCCCGTTCTGGTCTGAGTCAACTCTGAAGCGTACCTTCACCCGCCTGAAAACACTCGGTGTGCTCAAAATTGAGCAACTGAACAAGTCTCAACGAGACATGACCAACTTCTACACGATCAACTATGAAAGCGAGCTTTTAGATGAAGTCAAGGTGACCGAATCGAAGAGGTCAAAATGCACTGTTCCATCAGGTCAAAATGACACGATGGAAGAGGTCAAAGTGACACGCTCCATCAGGTCAAAACGAACCGATGTCATCAGGTCAAAATGCACTGATGATCCTACAGAGAATACAACAGAGAGTACTACAGAGAATAAAACCCCTTCTTGTCCGGAAGCTTCGCAACCGGACGCTTCGGTTAATCCAAATGATTTTCTGTCTCGTCATCCAACAGCGGTGGTTTTCAGTGCAGCAAAACGTCAATGGGGAACTCAGGAAGATTTAACCTGCGCAGAATGGATCTGGGGAAAGATTATCCGACTGTACGAACAAGCCGCTGAGTCTGATGGTGAACTGGTTCGCCCTAAAGAACCTAATTGGGTTTCCTGGGCTAACGAGGTTCGTCTGATGTGCACTCAGGATAATCGCAATCACCGCCAGATCTGCGAGCTGTACGGTCGTGTAAATCGTGATCCCTTCTGGTGCAAAAATATTCTCAGTCCTTCGAAGCTGCGTGAAAAATGGGATGAGTTGTCTCTGAAGTTATCAGCGTCAGCCAGCAAACATGAGGTTCGAGAGGACCCAATGTTTAAATCCAAATACGAGTGCGATACACGCATTCCTGAAGGATTCAGGGGGTAGCTATGAGCATTCTGAAAACGGTCCAGATGTTTATTGCCATGAATCCCGGCTCAACGACCAGGGACATCATCGAAGGTCTGACCCAATTCAGCCAGGACAGGCTCCAACTCGCCGTTTGCCGCCTGTATGGTTCTGGGCTGGCAACGCGCAAACGCGACGGGCGACAATTCCGTTACTACGCGGAACCGCCAGCAGATTGCCACTTCGAAGTGTTTGAACCAACTCCTGAAGTCAGCGCCCTGATGGAAACGGCGAAAGGTCTGGAGTCGAAAGGCCTCTTTCATCGTGCCGCGACGATTTACATGGAGGCGTTCAGCGCATCAGCCATTGAATCAGAGCGAGCAGCAATACTGGCAGAACGTCAGCGCTGTCTTGGTCTGGCTAAGCCAGCAGTTATTGCCGAAGACGGATGTTATCTGGCTGGTCGATTTTCGGGAGGCCGTTAATGAGCTATTCACTGATTTACGCCGATCCGCCGTGGGAATACGGGAACACCATCAGCAATGGTGCAGCGGAAAACCATTACGGCACGATGAAACTCATCGACATAAAACGCCTGCCTGTCTGGGAACTGGCAGCGGAAGATTCCGTTCTGGCCATGTGGTTCACCGGCACACATACCCGTGAAGCGATCGAACTTGCTGAAGCATGGGGTTTTAAGGTTCGGACCATGAAGGGATTCACTTGGGTGAAGTTTAACTCACTGGCTGAGCAGCACATCAACAAAGCGCTTCAGGCTGGTGGAGTAGAGGACTTTTACGACTTCCTCGACCTGTTGAGCGCTCAGACCAGAATGAACGGTGGTAACCATACTCGCGCCAATACCGAGGATTTGCTAATTGCCACCAGAGGGAAAGGTCTTGAGCGTCAGGACGCGAGCGTAAAACAGGTTATCTACAGCCCACTCGGCGAACATAGCCAGAAGCCAGCAGAAGCGCGTTACCGCTTGGAGAAATTATACGGCGATGTGTCACGCATTGAGTTGTTCAGCCGCTGCGCGGCCCCCGGCTGGCATCACTGGGGAAATCAGGCAGAAAACCCTGATGTAATCATGGCTCCTGGTTACGTTGGTAAACCTGGTTCGCTACTGGAGGTTGCTTATGCAGGACGTTGAAGCACGTAACGCGCTTCGTAACATCGCCAGAAGATGCAACGAGGAAATAACTGCTAAACGCAAGGCTAACCCTGGCATGAATTGCGACGAAATAGCCAGGCCAATTTTTAACGGTGCCATGGGGATGGTTAAACAGCTTGGCTTTACGCCATCTCATTTGTATCTCGAAGTCGGAATTCTGAACAAGCGGATTAAGGAGCGCTGAAGTGAACAAACTTACCGTGAGACAAAGTGAAGTACTTGGTTCGATCGTGAACTATCAGCGCCGGTTTGGATTCCCTCCAACGATATGTGAACTGGCAGGGCTAATTGGTTGCTCATTACCACACGCAGCAGCAGAGCATGTGAAGGCCATAGCGAAGAAGGGATATATCTCAGTAGCGCCAGGGGTTTCCAGAGGGATTACCGTTATTTCAGGAAATGATGAGACAGATGCGATATCGATCATCAAGTCACTCATTAATGGTGATAGTGATTCAAGAGAACGCGCCTTGTCATGGTTGGAAGCGAGAGGTGTTCAGCAATGAAATTAACGTTGCCATTCCCGCCAACAGTTAACACCTATTACCGGTCCCCTGACCGTGGAGCGTTAAAGGGTAAGCATCTGATCAGTGAGATGGGGAGAAAGTTCAAGAAGAACGTTTTTGCCTCTGTTGTGCAGCAGTACGGCGGTATACCGAAACCAGTTAACGTCAACGTTGAGGTAAACATAGTTCTTTTCCCGCCAGATAACAGACGGCGGGATCTGGACAACTACAACAAAGCACTGTTCGACGCACTGACGAATGCCAGAGTCTGGGAAGACGACAGTCAGGTTAAACGGATGGCTATCGAGTGGGGACCGGTAGCAAAGCCCGGAAGAGTAGAAATCAATATTAATCACTATAAATAACTGTTCAAACATACAGGTGACAATGCAAGCACATTTCGAAGTCTGTAAAATACGAAAACCGGCGTAGTGGGGTGCAGTCCGCTTCGCATTCCAATAAGTGGAGAAGGTTATGAATCAGTTGATGGTAATTGATGGTGTATCCGTAAGTCGTGACGTTGTTGGTCGTTATAGCCTCAATGATCTTCACCGAGCAGCGGGTGGACTTGATAAACATAAGCCAGCTTTCTGGCTTCGAAATGAACAAACTGAGCAATTAATAACCGAGTTGCAAATTTGCAACTCGGATGTACCTGAGCCAGTAAGTGTTATTAGAGGCGGAAAATTGCAGGGTACATATGTTTGCCGTGAATTAGTTTACTCATACGCAATGTGGATTAGCGCAGCATTCAATCTGAAAGTGATCAGGACGTTTGATGCCATTCAAACATCAGGAAAATCTGCAGGTGCATCCGATCGTGTTCAGGCTGGAGTAATCTTACTTGAATCTGCTGCAAAACTGCTCAATCTTTCGAACTCATCCAAACTTGGCGCTTATCAAAAGCTCCAGCAGGTAGCAGGTTTACCTGATCTAATGCCGCATTATGCTATTGATGCTCCTGTAGGAGCCCTGGACGGTTCCAGTCGTCCGACACAATCACTAAGTGCTCTCCTCAAAGCAAAAAATATCCGCATCACAGCGAATCAGGTTTATCACATGATGTCCAGGCTTGGCATTGTTGAGCAAAAAGAGCGCTACAGTCGCACCGGTGTCAACGGCGTTAAAAAGTTCTGGTCGCTAACTGTGAAAGGTTGCATGTACGGGAAGAACATCACCAGTCCAGCTAACCCAAGAGAAACACAGCCACATTTCTTCGAATCAAAGTTTGGCGAACTACTAAAAATTATCGACATCGTAGCCTGAGGTAACAGTGAGAGCTCTACTTACACCTGAAGTTGCACCGATGACGGGGGTAGTGATATTTCGCCCTGGCAGTGAACTGATGCATCTGTTCAGGCGTGGACGTGTTCTTATCGAGCCACAGGCAGAGTCAATGGCTGAGTTACCGTCTGGCATGCTGCCGGAGACTGCTCAGGAGCTTCAGAACGATCCGTTGATGCGTGATGTCTTCGAAAATCAGAAGGTCATACATCGTGCTGGTGGACTGAATTCACTGGATGTCTGGCTCGAAAGAAAACTGGAATGTCAGTACCCACACAGCGAGTGGCATGATCGCAACTACACCATCACCCGGCATGCACCTGGCTCAATCCGCACGTGCTGGGGCTGTGACTTAAAAATTCGTGATCAGTTCACTGAAGGTCTGGCGGGTATAGCACGTGAAAACCTGGTATCCTGGCTACTGAAGGTTGTAAACGGCCAATTAGGTTTCAGTGAGGACCACATTCTGACGCTGCCGGAGTTTTGCTGGTGGATGGTCAGGAACGACCTGGCTGACGAGATACCTGAAGCCGTAGCCCATAAAGCTCTTCGTCTGAAGGAAGATACTAACCAGTCGGTAACACGTGAAAGCGATATTGTTCCGACATTACCCGCTCAACAACTGGTACAGGACAAAGCGAAAAAAATAGTGGCGATGAAGGTAGACCCAGAGACGCCGGAATCCTTCATGCTTAAACCCAAGCGTCGCCGCTGGGTGAATGAGAAATACACGAGATGGGTTAAGGCCCAGCCGTGCGTCTGCTGTAACAAGCAAGCTGACGACCCCCACCACCTGATTGGCCACGGGCAGGGTGGAATGGGTACAAAGGCACACGACCTGTTTGTGATTCCTCTGTGCAGAGAGCATCACGACGAGTTGCATGCTGATCCTGTGGCATTTGAAGCGAAATACGGTGACCAGCTGGTCCTGGTGTTTCGGGTTATAGATCGTGCGCTGGCAATCGGCGTGCTTGCATGAACAGTGGAGATAACATGCGCGATATTCAGATGGTTTTAGAACGATGGGGCGGTTGGGCATCAAGCGATAATTCTGGTGTGGATTACTCCCCGATCGCGGCAGGATTCAAGGGGCTTTTACCGCAGACAAGCAAAACCAGATTGTCATGTACAGATGATGATGCGCTTATCATTGAAGGTTGCCTGGCACGACTGAAAAGCCGAAAGCCATATGAGCATTCACTTTTAGTCGCTCATTACCTGTACGGTATTTCGAAGCGGAAGATAGCTAAAGCGCGAAAGAAGGATGAGAAACTGATACGCATCGAGATTCAGATGGCTGAGGGGTTTATTGATGGTTGCCTTTCTATACTAAACATAACACTAGATATGGATGTTGAGATAAGTTAATTTAAGCTCTGAAGTATTTACCCATGATGAGCCTATATTTGTATCATGGGTATTCATATATACAGGAGGGTAATATGTCAAATAGGATATTTGATGCACTATACCGTGAGAAGATAGATATTTTTAAAAATTCTTTTTCCGCAACTTCAACTGAAGTTTTTTATGACCCTGAAAACAATCGCCTTATTCATGCTGGTGAATATGGAATGTATCGTGAGTCTGTGGTAAGGGATTTTTTGAGCTTTATAGTCCCTCAGCGACTTGCTATATCTAATGGTTTTTTAATGTCCGCAATGGATGACATTAGCACGCAGTGTGATGTTGTTATTTTTGATTCAAAAATGACACCACTTTTTCAAGGTGGAGATAAACATAGGTTTTTTCCAATTGAATCTGTTTACTGCATTGGAGAGGTTAAGTCAAATTTATCTCGCGCTGATTTTCGAAATGCTATTAACAAATTGGCAAAGAACAAAGAAATCGCCGAGAGAATAAAAAACCCATCATTAAGTTATAACTCTAGCGGTTTTATCTTTGATCCGGAAAACAACCCTTTTCATGTTTATTCTAGCATATTGATCTGTAAGAAGCTTGATTTTGATATAAGCAACATAGAAAATGAACTAGATAATCTCTACTCCGATGAAATACAATATAGGCATAGGCATAACCTAATCCTTAGTATCGAAGATGGGCTCCTTGCCTATTCTGCCCCGGATGGAGTGAAACTTCCATTCCCAATGTTTCGTCAGCAAAATTTTAAGAGTTGCTTCTTGATTCCAAACGATGATGAATATTTCCACATGAAGTTTTTCGGTACATTTATGTTTATGTTAACCTCTGGTAAAATATCCTTATATCCTGAGTTCTCTGATTATATTTCACCAGTTCCAAATGGTGGAAGTGCTAGGGTTCAACCATGAACTTATTTGAAGGTTGAATTCAATAATGATTCTTTATCGATGTCGAGCTTACATCTAATTTGGTAAGAAAGAGTAAGAAATCCCTAACGCGGTCCGCAAATCTTGTTGTACTGTGTTAAGAGTAGTCACTTAGACACGTACTTATAAGATTTTAAACCTCGCTTTGGCGGGGTTTTTTGCTTTATGCTGGTGTCCATGACAGCCCCCAAATGAAAGGAGATTCCATGGGGTTTTATTACGTTTACCAGCATAAAGAGGAAGGTTTGGAAGTTGAGAAGCATCTTATTGTTTCAGAAGAGTATCTTGATAGAGATAGCGCTAAAATGGCTAGGTCTAAGCATATGCTCAATGATAGGGGATGTGTATTCTCAGAAATTATTGAGGCATCATCACCGCAAGAAGTGCTTCAAAAGGTACAGCCGGAATTGATGAACCGCTGGATATAAAAACACCAACAACCCAATGTCGAAGGTCGCTTATGCGGCCTTTTTTATTCCCCTCATTTCTGAGAGGACTCACAGCAATTAAGAGGGGGCTAAATGTCCGATCCGATTTCCGGTACAGGGCTGGCTGGTGGTGTCCTTACGGGGGCCAGCGTCTATGGATTTCTGTCCGGAACCGATTACGGCGTGGTGTTTGGCGCATTTGCCGGAGCTGTATTTTACATTGCAACCGCCGTGGACCTGAGTGCAGCGCGCCGGCTGGCGTATTTTGTCGTGTCCTACATCGCCGGGATCATCTGCTCAGGGCTGGTTGGTTCAAAGCTGGCTGACTGGACTGGTTACAGTGATAAGCCTCTGGACGCTATCGGAGCCGTAATCGTTTCTGCTTTAGCTGTCAAAATCCTGACGTTTCTGAATAACCAGGATGTCGGCTCGCTGGTGGCGCTGATAACGCGCCGGGGAGGTTCAGGTGGTACTAAATGACCCATCGGCAACAATCAACGCACTGCTTTGTGCTGGGGTAGTGCTGACTCTGATGTTTTATCGTCGTGGCGATTCCCGCCATCGACCATGGATATCTCGATTAGCATGGTTGCTTACAGTCATCTACAGCGCCGTTCCGCTGGCGTATCTGTGCGGTATCTACCCTTACTCATCGTGGGCCACTATCGGGGCCAACGTTATTTTCCTGTCTGTGCTGGTCGCCGTCAGAGGCAATGTGGCGCGGCTTATTGATGCTGTTTACAAATAAAAAAAGCGAGTCGCAACGACATCGCTACAACCCGCAAAGTAGATAGAATCATTAAGATTTATCTTAAGTTTCATTGTGAATTAAATTAAATTAAATTGAATTTCATCATCTTAGGTGAATTCTAATCCCTACCATTATTAGTTGTTTAATCCGGTACACATATGAACCAATCACAATTTCAACAGGCGGCTGGTGTAAGCGCCGGGTTAGCTTCGCGCTGGTTTCCGCACATTGACGCAGCAATGAAAGAGTTCGGCATTGTTAAGCCTGAAGACCAGGCAATGTTTATTGCTCAGTCAGGACATGAATCAGCGGGATTCTCTGCGCTGGTGGAGAGCTTCAACTACACCCCAGCCGCTCTGCTGACCACCTTTGGACGCCGCATTACGAACTATCAGGCATATATGCTTGGGCGTGACAAAGAAAAAGAGCAGGTAGCCAATCAGCCAGCCATTGCAAATCTGGTGTACAGCAATCGCCTCGGTAACAAAGCATCAGGCGATGGGTGGAAATATCGTGGCCGTGGCCTGATTCAGATTACCGGTCTTGATAATTACCGCCGCTGCGGAACGGGATTAAAACTGGATTTAGTCAGTAATCCTGAGTTGCTGGAAAAGGATATGAACGCAGCACGGTCAGCTGCATGGTTCTACGCCACCAGCGGATGCCTGAGCTACTCCGGCGATCTGGTTCGCATCACTCAGATCATCAATGGTGGGCAGAACGGCATTAACGACCGCCGTGCACGCTACGCCAAAGCAAGATCGGTGCTCTCATGATTAAGTGGCTAGCTCTTCTCATTCCACATTGGGAAACGGACACGGTTGTTTTGCAGGAGAAGGGTGACGAATTACATATCGTTTGCAGTTATAGCGATATTAAACCTGGCGAGGTGTTCGACGGGATGTGTGAACTTAAAACCTTCACATGGCTTAACTGGTCTTTCCCATACGGTCAGCCTATCAACGTCCGCTCATTTGAACCAAAGGTAATCGCATGAGCATTGTAGAAATTATTATCGGCGTTATTGGTGCAATTATGGTTGCAGCTGCTGGTGGTTTTGGTGTTGGCCATTTGCGAGGCACCAATAAAGCGGAAGCCAAAGCAGATCAGCAGCGCACTGAAGAACGTGCAGCAACTACTGAAGCCGTTGCAGAACGCCGGGTAGAGACAACAAAAGGAGCTAGGGATGTACAGCAGACTGTTAGTCATATGCCTAATGACGATGTTGATTGCGAGCTGCGGGAATCGTGGAAGCGTCCCGGTAGTCGTTGATACGGCGTGTGACTGGGTGAAGCCCATTTACCTGACCGAACACGATATTGACGTTATGGACAAGCAAACCAAGCGCGATGTTCTAGCGCATAACAAAACACTTCAGTCGAACTGCCAGAATGGGGCTGCTGAGATGAAGTAGTTAACTGGACAGGGATGAGCTAACTGCCAGCTCACTGCTATCGCAGTTGATTCGTGTCCCCTGCAGAGATCCAGTTTGCATATAGCGGTAGCTAATAATAAATGAAATACCTACAATTTAGCATAGTTGCATAGTTAATCTTTGTAAGTCTCTGGCTTTAGCAATAATTATTTCTATTTATTTTTATTTTTCAACTAATTATAGCTCGTGACTAGTTTTTCTCTTGTTTTGAATTGAATCTTCAAATACCGCTTGAAAGTAATTAAATTCCCGATAGCATTACAAGTCTTCTTTATTTATGTAGGTATGGGGCGATAATGAAGGTGTTTGCTGTTTGTATGGAGTGTCAGATTGAGCTTGGTCACCCAAGTTTCGAGCCATTTATGATTCCTTACTTTGACGATCGTATTGGCTATGTTGAATGCTCGAGGGGACACAAAAGTGCCTTAATGCTTCAAAGTCAAAAGTTCGAAGTCCTTATGGAATCAGGTTCTGAAGCGCTTTTGAGTGGATTTACCTTAGAGGCTTGTGCGAGTTTTAGTTCTGCTCTTGAGCGGGTTTATGAGTTTGCCATTAAAGTCTTTATATTAAATAGGGGCGTCAGTAAGGAAATATTTACTAAAATGTTTAAGGAGATGTCTAGACAGTCTGAGAGGCAACTGGGAGCATTTATGGCTCTATACCTTACTGAGGTTGGGAAAGTATATGTTCCTGATCAAAATGTCACAAAATTTAGAAATGGTGTAATTCATAAAGGCGAGATTCCAACGGAGTCTGACGCAAGAGAATACTGTTCGAAAGTATATTCCATAATACGTAATTTAACGGATGTTCTTTGTCATGATTTTTCTGATGCTATGAATAAAGCAATACATATGGATATTTCTGAAAGAATGGAGAAGATAAAACCAGAAATAAGAATTACAACCAGCACTGGTACTAATTTCTTTAATTTAAAATCTAGTGGCCAAGCGACTTTTGAAGAGGCTTTGAAGATTAAAAAAGACGCCATGGAGATGTTTGAAGGTACAATGCCAGTAATGAGATTATTAAGTCAAATAGTAAATGATATAAAACCTATGAAATGATTTTCGTTAATTTATAAGTATCTGAATACAAAAGAGTGTTGTCAGATATAATACGATTTATTATGTTTAAGGCCATCATCATTTGCGCTGATGTAAGTGATGATGAAATTGTACTTTCATGTTGAGCGTGGGTGTTTTATAGCGAAACATTTACAGATATTGAATCTTTATGAACGTAGTGGAGAATGATATTTCTAGTCTCCATCCATATAGCAACCGTTACTTTGGAGTAAGCAAGCATGCCACCTCGCACGCCAAAAGCCTGTCGCGTTCGAGGCTGTCGTTCCACTACAACAGACCCATCAGGTTACTGTGAATCCCACAAAGGCGAAGGCTGGAAATCCTACAAATCAGGACAAACCCGGCATCAGCGCGGATATGGGACTAAGTGGGAAGTTATACGTGCTCGGGTACTGACGCGTGACAAAGCTCTATGTCAGAACCATCTGCGTCAGGGTATTGCAAAGCAAGCTTCCTGTGTGGACCACATCAAGGCTAAGGCCCACGGCGGTACTGATGATGACTGCAACCTTGAGAGCCTGTGCTGGTCGTGTCACGCCGCGAAGACAGCGCGTGAGCGGCTCAAATGAGAATTGATGTCATCGCCAGCCAAGGGAGGGGGAAGTTAAATCTCTGCGACTGCACGCCTTCCGGACTATCCGCCTGGATGCCGCAAAGCACACCGCAGATCTTGCCGCTTCCGTCAGAAGCAAAATAGCCAGCGCCGATTCCGGAATGCTCGCCGACATGCACGGAGATATTGCAGCAGAAGTTAAACGATATGCTGGAATCGCTGACGAACGCTATGCCGCCGGGATGACATGTGAACGTATATACGACTCGGTGAGACAGTCAAATCCCTGAGTGCTTATGGAAGCGACTTCAGATATAATCACCTCGACTATTTTGGAGGTGGGAATGGATGCAAATTATATCTCTTATGAATCATTGCTTGCCGCAAGGGATGCTGCTCAGTGGGCGTACTGGAGTATGTGGATAGCGTTTGCATCATCAGTATTCACATTTTTTGCATTAGTTGTAGGTTACATGTCAATTATTAGTTGGCGTAGTCAAGAAGTGCTGAAAGATAGAAAAGCATTTGCACTATCAGTTTTAAAATATCAGAAAATTATAGGATTGGGACCTTCAACTTATAGCTTGAATGCCCCGTCAGAACAATTTGATATTTTAACAAATACTATAATCGAAATATATGAAAACGCATTATTAATGACTAATAAAAAAGATCGTCAGAATGCTTTAAGAATCTACCTTTCTCTAAGTGATATTTATGATTCATTGCATCAGGGAAGGGTTAATGCTAATGAAGCCTTGAATGAAATTCTGAAAATAAGAGGTGATTCATTTTTGAGTGATTTTTAATTGTCTTTTATCAAGAGCGTTCACTAATGGTGAGTTGGATTATTATTTTCTTATATTAAGTAAATTTAATATCTTAAAAACCACATTCTAGTGGCTTTTCTATGCTGGTTGCTCACACTCTCTCAAAGAGAGTCTTTCAGATTGAGTTTTCTCTAGGACGTACTAATCAGGCAGGAATTGCGCAGAATTAATGCTTTTAATGATAACTATTATCGTTTATGGGTCCTTTCCGGTGATCCGTGCTGTTACGGGGCGGCGACCTCGCAGATTCTCGCTATTTATGAAAATTTTCAGGCATTTGCCGTTTCCGTTCTTCTTCTACCTAACTCATTGTTTTAACAGAATACACCTTCAAAAAAGAAAGGAAATGATAAGTCCTGAAAATGGCTAAATAGCCAGAGGGCATTTCCTTTCTCTGTTTTTGTGCATGGAGTGAGCTATGGAGGTCAACAAAAAGCGGCTTTCTGAAATATTTGGGGTCAGCGTGCGAACCATTCAGAACTGGCAGGATCAGGGAATGCCTGTAGCACGTGGCGGCGGAAAAGGTAATGAGGTCCTCTATGAATCTTCCGCGGCTATTGAATGGTATTCCGCACGCGACGCGGCGATTGAGAATGAGAAATTACGGAAGGAGGTGGAAGACCTTCGTCTTGCATCGGAATCCGACCTCCAGTCTGGTACGATTGACTATGAGCGTCATCGCCTCACCCGGGCACAGGCTGACGCCCAGGAACTAAAAAATGCAAAAGATTCCGCTGAGGTGGTGGAAACCGCATTCTGCACGTTCGTGCTGTCGCGGATGGCCGGAGAAGTAGCCAGTATTCTTGATGGAGTTCCTCTGTCGGTTCAGCGGCGCTTTCCGGAGCTGGAAAACCGACATATTGATTTCCTGAAGAAGGACATCATTAAGGCCATGAACAAAGCAGCTGCGCTGGATGAAATAATACCGGGGTTGCTGAGTGAATATATCGAACAGTCAGGTTAAGGGGCTGCAGCACTCTGCGCGCGCAGGGCTACTTTCGCTGTACCGGCCTGAGCCGCAAACGGCGGTTGAATGGGCAGACGATAATTACTATCTCCCCAAAGAGTCGGCTTATCAGGAAGGGCGCTGGGAAACGTTGCCGTTTCAGCGCGCGATCATGAATGCGATGGGTAACGACTACATTCGTGAAGTTAACGTTGTTAAGTCTGCCCGTGTTGGCTATTCAAAAATGTTGCTGGGTGTTTATGCGTATTTTATTCAGCACAAGCAGCGAAATTCCCTTATCTGGCTGCCCACTGATGGTGACGCCGAAAACTTCATGAAGTCGCATGTTGAACCCACGATCCGCGATATTCCATCACTTCTGGCGCTGGCCCCCTGGTATGGCAAAAAGCACCGGGACAATACGCTCAGTATGAAACGCTTCTCCAACGGTCGCGGGTTCTGGTGTCTTGGTGGTAAGGCGGCGAAAAACTATCGTGAAAAGTCAGTGGATGTTGCCGGCTATGACGAACTCGCTGCTTTTGATGAGGATATTGAGAAAGAGGGTTCCCCGACGTTTCTGGGTGATAAACGTATTGAGGGCTCTGTCTGGCCTAAATCTATTCGCGGCTCAACGCCAAAAACAAAGGGGACCTGCCAGATCGAGCGTGCTGCCAGCGAATCCGGGCATTTCATGCGTTTTCATGTTGCCTGTCCGCACTGTGGTGAAGAGCAGTACCTTAAATTCGGCGACAAAGAGACCCCGTTCGGGCTGAAATGGACACCGGGCGAACCCTCCAGCGTCTTTTACCTGTGTGAACATAATGCCTGCGTCATTAAGCAGCAGGAGCTGGATTTCACTGAAGCACGTTACATCTGCGACACCACCGGGATCTGGACGCGCGATGGTTTATCCTGGTTTTCATCAACAGGCACCGAAATCGACCCGCCAGACAGCGTGACGTTTCACATCTGGACGGCATACAGCCCGTTTACCACCTGGGTGCAGATCGTCAAAGACTGGCTAAAAACGAAAGGGGATACCGGAAAGCGTAAAACCTTCGTGAACACGACGCTGGGCGAAACATGGGAGCCTAAAATTGGTGAACGCCCTGACGCGGAGCTTATGGCTGAACGCAAAGAGTTCTTCGGGGCACCCGTACCGGAACGTGTCGCTTATCTGACTGCCGGGATCGATTCCCAGTTGGATCGTTATGAAATGCGCGTCTGGGGATGGGGACCCGGTGAGGAAAGCTGGCTGATTGACCGGCAGATTATTATGGGCCGTCATGATGATGAAGCGACCCTCGTCAGGGTGGATGAGGCGATTAACCGAACCTATTCCCGAAAGAATGGCGTGGAAATGTCGGTATCCCGTATCTGCTGGGATATCGGCGGTATTGACCCCACCATTGTCTACAATCGCTCAAAAAAGCATGGTTTGTTTCGCGTGATCCCGATTAAAGGGGCTTCCGTTTACGGTAAGCCTGTCGCGAATATGCCGCGCAAACGCAACAAGAACGGCGTTTATCTGACGGAAGTGGGTACTGATACCGCAAAGGAGCAGATTTATAACCGCTTCACACTTCAGCCGGAAGGGAGTGATCCTCTTGCCGGTGCCGTGCATTTCCCCAATAACCCCGAAATTTACGATCTGGCTGAGGCACAGCAGCTTACTGCTGAGGAGCAGGTTGAAAAATGGGTGGACGGGCGTAAGAAAATCGTCTGGGACAGCAAAAAGCGGCGAAATGAGGCGCTGGACTGCTTCGTGTACGCGCTGGCTGCCTTGCGGATCAGTATTTCGCGATGGCAACTGAATCTTGATTCACTGCTCGCGAGCCTGCTGGAGGAAGAGGGGAACCGGACCAATAACAAAACCCTGGCTGATTATGCCAGGGCATTATCTGGAGATGAATAATGGCGACACAGACTGATCTGGATGCCGCCCGCGCTGCGTTGCACGATCTCATGATGGGAAAGCGGGTGGCAACGGTGCAAAAAGACGGCCGGCGGGTTGAGTTTACCGCGACCTCCGTCAGTGACCTGAAAAAATACATTGCCGAACTTGAGTCACAGGTTGGCACCACTCCACGACGCCGGGGACCGGCAGGATTTTACGCATGAAAACACCTGCTTTGTTAGGACCGGACGGTAAAACCGCTCTGCGGGATTATGCCGGATATCATGGCGGTGCTGGTGGCTTTGGCGGTCAGCTCCGCGCCTGGAACCCACCGAGTGAAAGCGCAGATGCTGCGTTATTGCCTAATTTTTCCCGTGGTAACGCGCGCGCTGACGACCTGGTCCGCAATAACGGCTATGCGGCAAACGCGGTACAGCTCCATCAGGATCACATTGTCGGGTCATTTTTCCGGCTCAGTTATCGCCCCAGTTGGCGTTTTCTGGGCATTGGAGAGGAAGAGGCCCGGGCGTTCTCCCGTGAAGTTGAGGCGGCCTGGAAAGAATTTGCGGAGGACGATTGCTGCTGCATTGATGCGGAACGTAAGCGTACATTCACCATGATGATCCGCGAGGGTGTTTCCATGCATGCGTTTAACGGTGAGTTATGTGCACAGGCCACCTGGGACAGTGATTCCACGCGTCTTTTCCGCACACAGTTCAAGATGGTGAGCCCAAAACGCATCAGCAACCCCAATAATGCCGGAGACACGCGAAACTGTCGGGCAGGTGTCAGAACAAATGACAGTGGCGCCGCGCTGGGATATTACGTCAGCGAGGATGGCTATCCGGGGTGGATGGCGCAGAAATGGACCTACATCCCGCGTGAACTGCCCGGCGGCCGGCCTTCCTTTATCCACGTATTTGAACCCCTGGAAGATGGGCAGACACGCGGTGCTAACGTGTTTTACAGCGTCATGGAGCAAATGAAAATGCTCGATACACTGCAAAATACGCAGCTCCAGAGTGCGATTGTCAAGGCGATGTATGCCGCCACGATTGAAAGTGAGCTGGATACGCAAACCGCGATGGACTTTATTCTCGGCTCAGACAGTAAAGAGCAGCAAAGCAAGATGACTGGCTGGCTGGGGGAGATGGCCTCGTACTATACCGCGGCGCCGGTTCGTCTCGGCGGCGCGAAGGTGCCGCATCTGATGCCGGGCGACTCTCTGAATCTTCAGTCAGCGCAGGATACTGATAACGGCTATTCGATGTTTGAACAATCTCTGCTGCGCTACATTGCTGCAGGGCTGGGTGTGTCGTATGAGCAACTCTCTCGCAACTATTCGCAGATGAGTTATTCCACCGCCCGCGCCAGTGCTAACGAGTCCTGGGCGTACTTTATGGGGCGTCGCAAATTTGTTGCCTCCCGCCAGGCCTGTCAGATGTTTTTATGCTGGCTGGAAGAGGCCATTGTTCGCCGGGTGGTGACATTACCGTCTAAAGCCCGGTTCAGTTTTCAGGAGGCGAGAAGCGCCTGGGGAAATGCCGACTGGATCGGCTCCGGGCGAATGGCCATTGACGGTCTGAAGGAGGTGCAGGAGGCCGTCATGCTCATTGAGGCGGGGCTGAGCACCTATGAGAAGGAGTGCGCCAAACGCGGGGAAGACTATCAGGAAATCTTTGCCCAGCAGGTTCGTGAAACGATGGAGCGTCGCGCTGCGGGACTTAAACCGCCAGCGTGGGCGGCTTCGGCCTTTGAATCTGGACTGAAAAAATCGAATGAGGAGGGGACCGATGACGCCAGAGCTGCGTAATCTCCCGCACATTGCCAGTATGGCTTTCAATGAGCCGCTTTTACTTGAACCCGCCTATGCGCGGGTTTTCTTTTGTGCGCTCGCTGGTCAGTTAGGCATCACCCGTCTGACCGACACCGTGTCGGGCGTGACGCTTGGCGCAGAGCAGATGGCTGAACCGCTGGCACTCTTTGGTGATGATGAGGAAATGGGGCCAAAGCCGGCGCGAAGCTACCAGGTCACTGATGGTATCGCGGTGCTGCCGGTTTCCGGGACACTGGTCAGTAAAACCCGCTCACTCCAGCCGTATTCGGGGATGACGGGGTACAACGGCATCATCGCCCGCCTCCAGCAGGCCATCAGCGACCCGGGTGTACACGGCATTCTTCTGGATATGGACACGCCAGGTGGAATGGTGGCGGGTGCCTTTGACTGTGCGGACATCATCGCCCGCATGCGGGATATCAAACCCATCTGGGCGTTAGCCAACGATATGAACTGCAGCGCTGGCCAGCTGATTGCCAGTGCGGCATCACGTCGGCTTGTGACGCAGACGGCCAGAACGGGATCCATTGGGGTCATGATGGCCCACAGCAATTACGGCGCCGCCCTTAAAACCAGCGGCGTTGAGGTCACGTTGATTTACAGCGGCGATCACAAGGTGGACGGGAACCCCTACGAGAAATTACCCAAAGAGGTACGTGCAGATTTTCAGGCGCGTATCGACGCTACCCGGCATATGTTCGCTGAAAAGGTGGCGGGTTATACCGGCATGTCGGTTCAGGCCGTTCTTGATACTGAAGCCGCTGTGTTTTCAGGCCAGGAATCAGTAGACAACGGCCTGGCGGAGCTGCTGGTCAACAACATGGATGCGCTGAACGTTATGCGCGATGCAATTAATAAACGAACGATGATTTCCCGAGGAGGAAGCATGAAAGGTACTACTGCATCCGCAGATACCACTCAACCAGCAGCATCTGCTAACCAGACCGTGACCACCATTGACGCGCCTGCTGCGGTCGTTACTGACCCTGCAGCGGGCGCAACTGTTGATATCAGCAGCCAGGTGGCAGAAGCGGTCGCAGCCGAAAATGGTCGCATTATGGGGATCCTGAACTGTGAAGAGGCAAAAGGACGTGAATCACAGGCGCGCGCGCTGGCAGAAACGCCGGGGATGACGGTGGAAAGTGCTCAGCGCATCCTTACCGCGGCTCCTCTGAGTGCTCAGGCGCGTACGGATACCGCGCTGGATCGTCTGATGGAAACCGCACCCGGCACCGTAACGGCAGGTAGCGCTTCTGCTGAAGCGGGTGACGATTTGTTAAATACGCCTGTTTAAGAGGTCAATATGTCTAACACTGAACAATTTACCCACAATCAGCCTCTCGGGAACAGTGATCCGGCGCATACCGGTTTTGCACCTGGTGAACTGACGAAAGCAGTACCGGCGATGACGCCCCTGATGCTGGATGCCACTTCCGGCAAGCTGACCGTCTGGGATGGCCAGCATGCGGGGGCTGCCTGTGGCGTTCTGGCGGTGTCTGCCGACCAGAGCAGCACTGAGCTGGCATTCTATAAGTCCGGCTCTTTCCGTATTGAAGATGTGCTCTGGCCGGATGCGGTGATGGATGAACACATCAAACGCAACGCATTCGCAGGTACAGCCATCAGTATCGTCTGACATCCGACTTAACACTAACCATCATCCACAGAAGCCGCCATCGCGGCTTTTTTTACGGGAAACATCTATGTCAATTTACACAACGGCCCAACTGCTGGCGGTCAATGAGAAGAAATTCAAGTTCGATCCGCTTTTCCTGCGTATCTTCTTCCGTGAAAGCTACCCTTTCAGCACCGAGAAGGTGTATCTGTCGCAAATTCCGGGCATGGTCAACATGGCGCTGTATGTCTCGCCTGTTATTTCCGGCAAGGTTATCCGCTCCCGCGGCGGCGCAACGTCAGAGTTTACGCCGGGTTACGTCAAGCCCAAGCACGAGGTAAACCCGCAGATGACGCTGCGTCGCCTGCCGGATGAAGACCCGCAAAATCTGGCTGACCCGGCCTACCGCCGCCGTCGCATTATCCTGCAGAACATGAAGGATGAGGAGCTGGCGATTGCCCAAGTGGAAGAGAAACAGGCGGTGGCTGCTGTTCTCAACGGAAAATACACCATGACCGGCGAGGCGTTTGAACCGGTTGAGGTGGATATGGGACGCAGTGCCGGAAACAACATCATCCAGGCAGGCTCTGCGGCATGGAGCACCCGCGACAAAGAAACCTATGACCCCACTGACGATATTGAAACCTATGCGCTGAACGCCAGCGGCGTGGTCAATATCATCGTCTTTGATCCGAAGGGCTGGGCGTTGTTCCGTTCATTCAAAGCGGTAAAAGAGAAGCTCGACACCCGCCGGGGTTCTAACTCTGAACTGGAAACGGCGCTGAAGGATCTGGGTGAAGCGGTCTCTTATAAGGGAATGTATGGTGATGTGGCCATTGTCGTCTATTCCGGGCAATACATTGAAGACGACACTAAAAAGAACTACCTGCCGGATTTGAGCATGGTGCTGGGCAATACCCAGGCGCGCGGTTTGCGTACCTACGGCTGCATTCAGGATGTGGATGCCCAGCGTGAAGGCATTAACGCTTCCACGCGTTATCCGAAAAACTGGGTACAGACAGGCGATCCGGCGCGTGAGTTCACCATGATCCAGTCTGCACCACTGATGCTGTTGGCTGACCCGGATGCGTTCGTGTCAGTCAAACTCGCCTGATGTCCATTCTGTGGCCCTGCGGGGCCCTGTTCCGGAGTTGTTCTTATGACAGAAAAAGAAAAGTTGATTGCGCGGCTTAATGAGCTTGGCGCGCAGCTTGGTCGGGAAGTGAATACCAGTGGCACCATTCAGGAGCTCTCTATGCGCATTGCAGAGCTGGAGGAAGAACTGAATGACGGCACGGATACCGATAGTGTTGAAAATGATGGCGTAAGTGATGGTAGTGCATCCACCGGCGCCGTAGGACCTGTACCGCCAGTGGATACTGTGTTAAGCGGTAGAACAGATGGCGCGCTGATGGCCGTCGAAACGCTGGTCACGCTGCACATTGAGGCGCTGCACGCGACCCGCGATGAACGGGTATCTATTGTGGAGGCGGGGACCGTGATCCGCGTGACAGAAGCGGATGCGGACAGCCTGGTTGCACTGGGACTGGTTCGCGAGCACTAACAGGGGGCTGTGTGGTTGTTTTCGATAACCTTTTTGATGCTGCAATAACACAGGCCGATGACACTATTCGGCAGGTTATGGGGACTTCGGCAACGGTAATGTCCGGCGCGATTTCTGGCGTCACGTTGAGTGGTGTTTTCGATGATCCGGAAAATATCGGTTACGCCACACCCGGTATCCGTGTCGAGGGGACCAGCCCGTCGCTGTTTGTGAAATCAGCAACGATTGTGCAGCTGGCGCGGCTGGATACGCTGGATATTAACGGAAAACCTTTCTGGGTTGATCGTATTGGCCCTGATGACTGCGGATCCTGCCATGTCTGGCTCGGTACGGGTTCTCCTCCCGCAGCGACCCGGCGCCGTTAAGGGAAAACTATGTCTTTAAAAGGGCTTGAACAGGCTATAGCAAACCTGAACAGCATCAGCAATACGGCGGTTCCGCGTGCTTCAGCGCAGGCTGTTAACCGTGTCGCCACCCGGGCAGTCAGTCGAAGCGTTGCCGTTGTCTCGAAAGATACGCGGGTGCCACGCAAGCTGGTAAAACAACGCGCCAGGATAAAACGCGCCACGGCGAAAAAGCCGATGGCAATGATTCGCGTGAACCGGGGCAACCTGCCCGCGATAAAGCTCGGTACCGCCAGCGTACGGTTATCCCGCAGAAAACGGGACAAAAAAGGGGCCAATAGCGTGTTGCGAATTGGCCCTTTTCGTTTCCCTGGTGGTTTTATTCAGCAACTGAAGAATGGCCGATGGCATGTGATGCGACGGGCATCCAGACCCCGCTACCCGATTGAAGTGGTCAGCATTCCACTGGCAGCGCCACTGACGACCGCATTTAAAGATGAGCTGCCGAAGCTCATGGAATCGGATATGCCCAAAGAACTTCGGGCATCCCTTAAAAACCAACTCAGGCTGATTCTGAAACGATGAAACACACTGATATTAGAAAGGCCATTATTGATGCGCTGGAGAGCCATATTGGTAAAGACGCGCTCTATTTTGACGGACGTCCAGCGGTACTGGAGGAGGGGGATTTTCCGGCGGTCGCTGTCTTCCTGACGGATGCCGGGTATACCGGCGAGGAACTGGATGCTGATATCTGGCAGGCCACGCTGCATATCGAAATCTTTTTACCAGCGCAGGTACCAGATTCCGAGCTCGATGACTGGATGGAGTCACGTATTTATCCGGTGCTTGGCAATGTGTCAGGACTTTCCACGTTGATCACTAACATGGTGCAACAGGGGTATGACTACCAGCGCGATGATGATCTTGGGCTGTGGAGTTCGGCTGATCTGAAATATTCCATTACTTACGAAATGTGAGGACGTAATGACTACACCAAACCCACTGGCACCGGTAAAGGGTGCCACCACCACGCTCTGGATTTATTCCGGATCGGGTAACCCCTTCGCCAACCCATTATCGGATGTTGACTGGACGCGCCTGGCAAAGATTAAAGATTTGCAGCCCGGTGAACTGACTGCCGAATCAAACGATGATACCTATCTGGATGACGATGATGCCGACTGGACTGCTACCGCGCAGGGGCAGAAATCGGCGGGGGAGGCCAGTTTTACGCTGGCCTGGAAACCTGCCGAGAGCGGACAACAGGATCTGGTTCGCTGGTTTGATGACGGTACCGTGCTGGCGTACAAAATCAAATACCCGAATGGCGCCATCGATGTGTTCCGTGGCTGGGTAAGCAGCCTGGGTAAAACGGTGACGGCAAAAGACACCATTACCCGTTCTGTCAAAATCAGCAACAACGGCAAGCCAGGTCTTGCTGAAGACAGCGCTGCTGCAGTGATTGACGTAACCGGCGTCAGCCTGGATAAATCGACCACCACAGTTGCTGTTGCTGCCACCACCACGCTGAATGTCACCGTGGCACCAGCCAGCGCGAGCGACCAATCTTTCCGGGCCACCACCACAGATGCAGGTAAAGCCACGGTGACTGTCTCCGGTACGGTGCTGACGGTAACCGGCATTGCCGCCGGAACCGCCGACATTATCGTGATGACCAACGACGGGCTGTTTGTCGCGACCTGTAAAGTCACCATTTCCTGACTTCCGGGGCTGTGGCCCCGCTTTCTGGAGTAACCCATGTTTTTAAAAAGTGAACCGTTCGAACGTAACGGTAATACAGTCACGCTCTACGAGCTGTCGGCACTGCAGCGTATTGAGCATCTTGAACACCTGAAGGCGCTGGAAAGTATCACCGATGCCGACATGCAGGCGGCGATGGATATGACGATTAAATCCGGCGCACTGCTGGTGGCCATGTCTTTATGGCATGGACACGCTCTGAAAGGGACGCACAAAACGCCGAAAGAAGACATTGAGCAGATCCAGAATGAAGTGCTGATGACCTGGCCGCTGGAGATTGTTTCCGCTGCAGAGTACAGCGTGAAGCTGTTGTCTGGCATGGTGCCGCTGCAGGAAGCGAATGACCCAGAGGATGTTGCTGTAACTGAGCCGGTCAGTCTGGAAAAGTCCTCGCCAGTGAGCTGACATTCGTCCTGAAACTGGCGCGTGAATTTCGCCGCCCGGACTGGCGCGCCATGCTTGCTGGTATGTCGTCAACGGAATATGCCGACTGGCGAACGTTCTACCAGGACAATTTTTTTAATGATGTGCAACTGGATGCACATTTTTCCTCGCTGATGCATATCGTCATTACCGCGCTTGACCCCAAAACCACATCAACCCCTGCCAGCTTCAGCCTGCTTTCACCTTCTGCGGAGGATATTGCCGACGATGAACCCGGTGACGCTGTGCTGATGGCAAAGGCCGAGGGCATTTCAGGAGGTGTTCGCTATGGCCCAGACGGCAGTGGGTGACCTGGTCGTTAACCTTGATGTTAACTCGTCAAAGTTCAACGAACAGATGGAGTACGTAAAGCGGCAGTTTAAGCAGACGGGTGACGCAGCGAATGACTCTGCACTGAAGGTGCAGCAGTCATTTACCCGCCAGGAGAGCGCAGCGAAGAAGGCCGGTATTTCTGTAGGTCAGTACAACGCTGCGATGCGTATGCTGCCTGCGCAGTTTACGGATATCGCCACCCAACTGGCCGGTGGGCAGAGTCCGTGGCTTATCATGCTGCAGCAGGGCGGTCAGGTGAAAGACTCCTTCGGCGGTATCATTCCGACCTTTCGGGCGCTGCTGGGCACCATATCTCCGGTGATGGTGGGTGTTGGCGCGCTGGCTGCCGCCACAGGCGCGGTGGTTTACGCCTGGTATCAGGGCTCGTCCACGCTGTCTGATTTCAATAAAACGCTGGTTCTGTCCGGTAATACTGCCGGGCTGACCTCAAACCGCATGCTGGTGCTGGCGAAATCTGGCGAGCAGGCGGGACTCACGTTTAACCAGACCAGCAGTGCGCTGACGGAGCTGGTTAACGCCGGAGTGCGTGCCGGTGCCCGGTTCGATGAGATGGGCCAGGCGGTAGCGAAATTCACCGATGCGTCTGGTGTGCCGGTCGATAAGGTGGCGGCGGCATTCGGCAAACTGACGAACGATCCGACCTCTGGTCTGATTGCCATGGCGCAACAGTTCCACAACGTTACCGCGGAACAGATTGCTTATGTGGCGCAGCTGCAGCGTGCCGGGGATGAAGCCGGGGCGCTGCAGGCAGCTAATGATGCGGCGACGAACGGTTTTCGCGAGCAGACAAAGAGCCTGCGCGACAATATGGGGTCGATTGAGACTGCTGCCGACAGCCTGAAGCGCGCCTTTAAATCGATGTGGGATGCGGCGCTCGATATCGGGCGGCCTGACACCACGCAGGAGATGGTTGCCAAAGCTGAAGCGGCCTTTAAGCGGGCGGATGAAATCTGGAATCTGCGTAAAGGTGATGGTTATGTCAATGATGATGCGCGCGCCAGCTACTGGAACGATCGGGAGTCGGCCCGCCTTGCACTGGAAATGGCGCAGCAGCAGGCCAGTGTTGCAAAGGCAACTGAGGATAACGCAGCCCGCGAGGCGGTGATTGAATCTGACCGCCAGAAGTATGCCGCGCAGGCGCAGTCGAATTATGCAAAGACGCAGACTGCGCTGGAGAAGTACACGGCCCGCCAGAACGAACTGAACAAGGCGCTGAAGGACGGGCGGATCCTGCAGACTGACTACAACATCAATCTGGAAGCTGCGAAAAAAGAATACGACGACTCGCTGAAGAAACCCAAAGCCCCTTCAGCGGTGAAAACACCTGCAGGCGTAAAAAGTGTTGATACTGCCAGCGCGCAGACGCTGGAGCTGGAGGCGCAGTTACGCACTCTGCAGGAGCATAAGAGCATTACGGATACCATCAGCCAGCAGCGACAGGAACTGTGGAAACAACAATCCCGCTTTTCGGTGCTGGAAGAGGCCGCCAAAAAGCGCGCGCTGACCGCCGATGAAAAATCGGTGCTGGCGAACAAAGACGAGGTACTGGCGCGGGCGGAAGTGAATGCCCGGCTGGGCGATCAGATTGTTGCCCAGGAACGGTTAAACCGTCTGCAGGACAGCTCGCAGAAGTACGTTACCCAGATCGGGGAGAAAACCCGAGCGCTTGTGGCCGGGGGCAGCATGAGCAGTCGCGGCGCGCAGCGGCAAAACGAAGAAGCACAGCTGCGGCAGGGCTGGATGAATGCCGGCGGTACGGACACCGATCAGGGTTATCAGAACGAACTGGATGCACTGAAGAAATATTATGCCGCACAGGACGAGCTCCGTGGTAACTGGCAGGCTGGGGCGAAATCAGCGTGGGCTGACTATGCCGACTCAGCGGCTGATGCCTATGGTTCGATGAAGTCCGCTGCCTCAGCCACATTCGATGGCATCAGCCAGAATATGGCAGATATGCTGACGACAGGTAAAGCAAACTGGGCAGATTTCACCCGTTCCACGTTGTCGATGCTGACGCAGATCCTGATGAAGCAGGCCATGGCTGGCCTGGTCAGTTCTGCCACGTCAGCGCTGGGTTTTGCTGGCGGTGGTTATACCGGGTCCGGCGGCAAGTATGAGCCTGCAGGTGTGGTGCACCGTGGAGAGTTTGTCTTTACGCAGGAAGCCACCAATCGAATCGGTGTCGGCAACCTTTATCGCATGATGCGCGGCTATGCGACTGGTGGTCTGGTCGGGGGGAGTGGCGGTGGCGTTGCTTCTCCTTTTGGTGTCAGCGTGTATGCGCCGGTTTCGGTTACAACAGGCCAGGGGGATTCCGGTCAACAGAAAGGAAGCGGCGATGCGCTGGGGAAAGCCTATCAGCAGGTGATCAACAGCTCCATCAGGGAAGGTATCACAAGAGAAGTCCGCCCCGGTGGCATCATCTGGAATGCAACAAAACAGAGGTAAGCAATGGCGATCGAGCATTTTGCGTGGCGGATTAAAGCATCCAGCCAGCCGACCCTGAAAAGTAAGGATACCATCCGTACGGCGCAGTTTGGTGATGGCTATAAGCAGGTGTCAGGTGCCGGGCTGAATGATGAAACGCTCAGTTATGAGTTTTCATTTACCGGCGAACCGCAAACCGTCCGGGATATCTATGCTTTCCTGCGGCGCCATAAGACGAAATCATTTTCGTTTACCCCGCCAGGCGGTGATCTTGCGCTGTGGCGCGTTGAGGCAGACAGCCTGCAGCGTGTCACCAAAAGTAAAACGGTTGAAACCGTATCAGCCACCTTTGAACAGGCCTTTGCACCATGAGTCTTAACAGCGATTATCAGAAACTTGAGCCGGGCAATGCTGTCCGGCTTTTTGATGTCGATGGCACCGCATTTGGTGTTTCCGACGTTATCCGCTTCCACGCCCACAATATTGCCCACACCGCCGATGAAATCGCCGCTGCTGGTGGAGATGAAAATAAGCTACCGGCGAAATCGATCTGGTGGCAGGGGCAGGAATATAAAGCTTGGCCCTGCCAGATAGAGGGTATTGAGACGGCGACCGACGGGACCAGCGCACAGCCAACGCTCTCGGTCGCTAACCTGGACAGTTCCATTACGGCGCTGTGTCTTGCTTATGATGACCTTCTGCAGGCGAAGGTCACCATTCATGACACGCTGGCGCAGTATCTGGATGCGAAAAACTATCCTGGGGGCAACCCGTCGGCGGATCCGCAGCAGGAAAAGCTGAAGGTGTTTTACATTGACGCCAAGAGCACTGAAACCAACGAAGTGGTGGCGTTTACGTTGTCCAGTCCAATGGACCTGCAGGGTGTGATGATCCCGACGCGCCAGTTACATTCGCTTTGTACCTGGTGTATCCGAAACAAATACCGCTCAGGTGATGGATGTGACTATGCCGGAACACGTTATTTCGACAAGCACAACAACCCGGTTAACGATCCGTCACTCGATGAATGCCCCGGTACGCTCACTGCGTGCAAGTTGAGGCATGGCGAGGGGAACGAGTTGCCGTTCGGTGGCTTCCCTGGCACATCCCTGATCAGGAGCTGATATGCGTCAGAAAATTATCGATGCCATTATGGCGCATGCTGCTGCTGAATATCCGCGCGAATGCTGCGGCGTAGTGGTGCAAAAAAGCAGGGTGCAGCGGTACATTCCCTGCCGCAATCAGGCAATCGATCCGACAGAGCATTTCCACCTGTCACCGGAGGATTACGCCGCTGCCGAAGACTGGGGAACGGTGATTGCCATTGTCCACAGCCACCCGGATGCCACGACGCAGGCGAGCGAACTGGATAAGGCACAGTGTGACGCTACGTTACTTCCCTGGCATATCGTCAGCTGGCCGGAAGGGGATTTACGCACCATTCAGCCGCGCGGCGAGTTACCGCTGCTGGAACGTCCGTTCGTGCTCGGCCATTTCGATTGCTGGGGGCTGGTGATGAGTTATTTCTGGCAAACGTATGGCATTGAGCTGACGGATTACCGCGTGGATTATCCCTGGTGGGAGGATAGTTACCCCGAAAACTTCTACCACGATTGCTGGTATGAATGCGGCTTCCGTGAATTCAGCGGCGCACTGCAGCCAGGTGATATGGTCATCATGCAGATCCAGGCTAATAAGTGGAACCATGCTGGGATCCTGTTAGAAGGTAACATGCTACTACATCACCTTTACGGGCATCTGAGCCAGCGGGTGCCTTACGGTGGCTACTGGCAGGAACGAACAATGAAGGTTCTACGGCATGAGGCTCTGTGCTAACCTTTTGCAAAACAAAAGGGGGATAGGGATATGAAAAAAGCATTATTGGCCTTTTCTTTGTTAATCATGGCTGGATGTTCGAGCATGCAGGATCTCCGGAAGGAGCCAGCGTCAAATTCTTATCAGTCGAAGAAACAAATTGATGAGGTGGCTGAATGCCTACTCGGTGGCTGGCAAGAAGAAAGCCAAAAATATGGAAGCGTTTTTATTCAGCCTTATGACGGTGGTAAAACTGTTTTTACACAATCTCAACTTGAGATGGTTGATTTAATATCGGATGGCGGAGTTACCAAGATAGAATTTCGTCATCAAGGTGGCCTGTTCGCTTATCGAATCAACAGCCGGATTAAAGTTATAGAACGCTGTATCTAACCAAGACTTAACCCGCTTCGGCGGGTTTTTTTATGGTGAGAATATGAAAGAAATAATGACAACAATTCAGCTAGGCGGAGTGTTAGGAAAGACCTTCGGTAAAACCCATCAACGACTGATAGCGCGAACTGGTGAAGCAGGTATTGCTCTAAGTAAAACATTGCCCGGTTTTGAAAGTTTCATGATCAGCAGTAAGCGTCGCGGGTTAACTTTCGCAGTGTTTAAAGGAAAAAGGAATATCGCAGCAGATGAGATGGGGTTTCCCTCTGAAGGTGACGTAGTAAGGATCATGCCTGTAATTATCGGTAGTAAACGCGCTGGTCTTTTTCAGACCATATTAGGAGCGGTTTTGATAACTGCGGCTGTCTTTGTTTCTGGCGGCGTTGGCGCTGCGTTCGCTGCTGGTGGCTTGACTGGGTTTGCAGCAGCCACTGGTGCATCGTTGGTCCTCGGCGGGGTAATTCAGCTTCTTTCACCGCAGCCATCCGGCATAGCCAGCAAACAAGGTGCAGACAACCGGGCTTCGTATGCGTTCGGAGGAGTAACCAATACAGCGGCGCAGGGGTATCCAGTCCCTCTTTTATACGGTCGGCGACGTATTGGTGGCGCTATCATATCGGCAGGCATTTACGTTGAAGATCAGCAATAACCATGTTGTAATTATGCTATAGGTAATAAGCCTAATATCAAGGTGATAAGGTATATGAAAAAATTATATGTTTTGTTACTCAGTACGGTTTTGATTTCTGGGATGAGTCACGCCGAAAATGGTTATATCCCTGTATTATATAATCTATCAACTATGTTCGATTTTAATCCTGTTAAAGGACCAGTGAAATCACTTAGTACTATAATGGAGAGTAATGGTAAGGTTACTTATAAAGTATTATTAAAGTTAAATAAAAAAGGTTGTATTGAAAGCCTGAGCCTGGATAATATTTCAAATGGCTTTAAAACAGAACTTAATAATGATGGGGTAAATCTTGTAGGCAAGAGAGGTGAAAACCCGTACTTTGTTGGTCTAACGGAAGATTGTAATATTCTTTCTCAGAATGATAATGGTGAGGAAAGTACATTTTCCCTCACGGCAAGTGGAATGATTAAAGATACTTATTATTTAGGGCAAAAAATAGTAACGCATTTTTATGATGATAGTGATAACTTAATACGCTCTGAGTTTTATGGTTCAGGTAAAATTTTGTCCAGTAATGAAGTTACGTATTTAGATAAGAATGCTAAACCTCTTGACTACAAGATTATAAACGAAAGTAGCTATGCACAAGGATATACTGCTACAACAACTTGTAAATACAACGCGAAACTTGTTCCAGAGTTATGTAATCTGATAATACAGAATACAGGGAATCCGCTACCTAAACCGACAGTAATTACAGCACATACGAGCGTGGAATTTTATTAAATATCCACCTTCATACATACCGCCTACGGGCGGTTTTTTTATGGGCGCGAAATGGCTAAAGCAACCCTTATCAAAGGCCGCAAGGGCGGCAGTTCCAGTTCCCGAACCCCTACCGAACAGCCTGATGATCTGCAATCTGTAGCGAAGGCCAAAATCCTCGTTGCGCTTGGGGAAGGGGAATTTGCAGGGCAATTAACCGGAAAAAATATCTACCTTGACGGAACGGCGTTGGAAAACCCCGACGGCTCCCAAAACTTTAGCGGCGTGACGTGGGAGTTTCGCGCGGGAACTCAGGCACAAAATTACATTCAGGGCATTCCCGGTACCGAAAACGAAATCAACGTTGGAACTGAAGTATCAAGCGCTACAGCCTGGACGCGTACCTTCACCAACACCCAACTATCAGCCGTTCGCCTGCGACTGAAATGGCCTTCTCTGTTTAAGCAAGAGGACAACGGCGATCTGGTAGGGTATTCCATCAATTATGCGATAGATCTACAAACCGATGGTGGGACCTGGCAAACCGTTATTAATACCAGCGTAACCGGCAAAACAACGTCTGGTTATGAGCGCAGCCACCGTATTGATTTACCGCAGGCTGGCAGCACCTGGACAATCCGACTGCGTAAGATTACCGCTGACGCAAACAGCGCCAAGATCGGCGACACGATGACGCTGCAAAGCTTTACGGAAGTGATTGATGCCAAACTGCGCTATCCGAACACCGCGCTGCTGTACATCGAATTCGACTCAAGTCAGTTCAATGGTTCGATTCCACAGATATCCTGTGAACCACGTGGCCGGGTGATCCGCGTGCCTGAAAACTATGACCCCGATACGCGGACCTATAGTGGTACATGGCAGGGCGCGTTTAAGTGGGCCTGGACCGATAACCCGGCGTGGATATTTTACGATCTGGTGATTACCGATCGCTTTGGTCTGGGTAATCGCCTGAGTGCAGCCAACATCGATAAATGGACGTTGTACCAGGTATCGCAGTATTGCGATCAGCCGGTACCAGATGGAAAGGGTGGAAGCGGGACAGAGCCACGCTATACCTGTAACGTCTATGTTCAGGACAGGAATGACGCTTACACTGTGCTGCGTGACTTTGCGGCTATATTCCGGGGTATGACGTACTGGGGCGGTGATCAGATTGTTGCGCTTGCCGATATGCCGAGAGATGTGGATTACGCTTACACCCGCGCTAACGTTATCGACGGACGCTATACCTATTCCAGCAGCACAACAAAAATGCGGTATACCACAGCGCTGGTTTCCTGGTCTGATCCGGGTAACGCCTATGCGGATGCGATGGAGCCGGTATTTGAGCAGCCTCTGGTGGCCCGGTACGGATTTAATCAACTGGAAATGACAGCCATCGGCTGCCCCCGGCAGTCAGAAGCGAACCGAAAGGGGCGCTGGGGTATTCTCACCAACAACAAGGATCGCGTTGTTTCGTTTGATGTTGGCCTGGACGGAAACATTCCGCAGCCGGGCTACATCATCGCCGTGGCAGACGAGCTGCTTTCCGGAAAGGTTATGGGCGGCCGCATCAGCGCTGTTAACGGTCGCGTTATCAAACTTGACCGCGTTGCTGATGCAGTTGCAGGCGATCGCCTTATTCTCAATCTTCCCTCCGGCGCGTCACAGAGCAGGACCATTCAGGCTGTGAATGGGGAATCAGTCACAGTCACCACGGCATACAGTGAGACACCACAGGCCGAAGCTGTATGGGTGGTTGAGTCAGATGAACTCTACGCGCAGCAGTATCGTGTTGTCAGTGTCTCCGATAACAATGATGGTACCTTCTCGATTACCGGCGCATGGCACGACCCGGATAAATATGCCCGTATCGATACCGGAGCCATCATTGACGAGCGGCCGGTGAGTGTGATCCCGCCGGGTAATCAGTCGCCGCCGGTTAACATTGTGATCAGCTCGTTTTCAGTGGTGCAGCAGAATATCAGCGTCGAAACCATGCGCGTGAGCTGGGACCAGGCGCAGAACGCTATCGCCTACGAGGCACAGTGGCGCCGCAATGACGGTAACTGGGTAAACGTGCCGCGCAGCTCCACCACTTCCTTCGATGTTCCTGGCATTTATGCCGGACGCTATCTTGTTCGTGTGCGCGCCATTAATGCCTCTGAAATATCCTCTGGCTGGGGCTACTCCGAAGAAAAAACGCTGACGGGTAAGGTGGGAAATCCGCCGAAACCTGTTGGATTTGCGACAACACCGATCAACTGGGGGATTCGCCTGAACTGGGGATTCCCGGCTAACACCGGGGACACGCTGAAAACGGAAATTCAGTACACCGCGAACAGTGATTTCTCTAACCCTTTGTTGCTGTCGGATGTGCCTTATCCGTCTGCCGAATACACTCAACTGGGGCTGAAGGCGGGGCAGGAATTCTGGTACCGCGCGCAGCTGGTAGACAGAACGGGTAATGAATCAGGCTGGACTGACTGGGTTCGTGGTGAATCTAATGCGAATGCTGACGACTACCTGGGCGATATTGCCGATGACTTCCTGACTTCTGCCGACGGTGACCGCCTGACAAGCGATATTGATACCAACCTCGAAGCCGCATTGCAGAATGCGCTGGCCAACCATGCAACCGCGGAACATCAGTGGGCGCAGTACGGCGAGGTGCGCGCGGATATTCTGGTAATTAAAACGACGGTCGCCAGTGTGGATAAGGCGATGGCTGAGCTGTCTACGCAGGTACAGGCACAGTTTGAAGATGTGACAGCTTCACTCGAGGACAAACTGACCGCTACTGTCGATGCTTCGGGGGCGACAGCCATTCATACCCTGAAAGCCGGAGTGCGCATCAACGGTATTTTTTACAATGCCGGGATGTCGATTGCGGTGCTGGCCGAATCAGGTAAGCCGGTAGTAACCCGTGTCGGGTTTAACGCAAACCAGTTCGTCCTGATGAGTGGCAGCGGTGATACGCAATATTCACCCTTTGCCGCTATCAATGGTCAGGTATTTATCAGTGATGCCTTTATTCAGGACGGGAGTATTACCAATGCCAAAATTGGCAATTACATCCAGTCAAATAACTTCGTTGCAGGTTCAACTGGCTGGCGCATTGATAAGAATGGGAACGCTGAATTGCATGGAAAGCTTTATGCCGACAGCGGGAATTTCTCTTTTAACGGTGTAAATAACAAGGTCGTAATTGATGGTTATGGAATTCTCGTTAATCTGACAAATGGTGGAAATGTTCAGGTTGGAACATTTAGGGGGTAATAATGGCGGAGGGAATTTTTATTAATTACAACGATGGCCGTCCGGTGATGGCAATCACTGCTGGGCTGCGTGCCCCCAGCTTTTGTACATCCTTCTCGGGCTGGTCATCCCAGTTCATGCAGTACCCGATCAATACACCGCTTGTTCCTGGCTCACAGGCTATCGTGGTGCCAACCAATCCCATTTACATCTATTCCTTTGCTGAATTTGATGTGGCCATAATGAGCAGCGTAACCCGAAACGGTGATTCAGGGGTGATTATCAGGGCTGAGACAATCGGTGGGAAAAGCATTGTCCCTGACTGGTCAGGTTACGTTATGGAGTTGCTGCCTGCGGCGACGTATAACGAAGGATTACTGGTTTCAAACTCGACTGACTTCACAGCTATATCCAACCAGTCCTCGTTGATGACCTGCGCTTATTCCGGGCGCATTACGGTTAGCGGCAACGCGCCGCTTCCGGTGAGCGGTATTCCTTTCGGTAAATGGGATAACCCGAATGTGTCGGTGGGGTTTGATGGCACCAGTATCATCGTTCGCGATATTTCCTACTCAGGGCGGGACGACGTGGCCGGAACGGCGACGATAGACCTGGTGATATTCAACCAGACAGCACCAGTCGGCGGAGACGGTATTACGATGACCAACGCCGCAGGTCAGGTCACGTTCTCCACGCTGAAACGCCCCTTTGTGTAT